CAACAGAAGATGGCAAGTAAGCGTTTTGGTAGTGTTATTAAAAGTGCTGCTATTGGCGGTGGTTTTCCTTTGTTATTTGGTGGAGGTATAACACAAGCCATACCTGGTTTAATCGGTGGTGCGTTAGGAGAGGCAGCAAGTCCTGGCGGTGGATTTGCAGGATCTATTGCTGCCACAGCATTAGCATCTTCGGCAACTCAGTTTGCTAATAGTGCAAGAGAGGTAGGTAATGCGTTAAAAGATCCAACAGAAGGTTTACAAAAACTAAAAGACGCAGGATTTAAAGTAAGCGAGTCTACAGAAAGACAGATAGAAGCACTAATCAAAGCAGGAAGAAAAACTGAAGCACTAGAATTAGTACAAAAAGAATTTGCAGCAACCATAGGAACATTAGGTGTAGATAATCTTAAAAAGCTAGATAGTTCTTTTGATGAATTAGATGATGCAGTTGCAAAAATGGCATTACAATTCCAAGCTGATTTAGCTCCTGCATTTATAGCAATTATTGATTTAGCGAAGAAATTTGTAGACTCTGTAGGTATGCAAAGAATAAGAAAGAAGGCAAGAGATTTAGACCAAGCAGCATTTAGAGAGGCAGAGAAAAAGGCAACAGAGGCAGCTAAAAAAGTAAACCCCAATCAATTTATGGGTGGTATATTTTTTGATGCTACTAAAGGTCCAGTAGCAGATGAATATTACAGGGTTTTAAATGAAGAATCTAAAAAAATAGTACAAAAGAATTTACCAAACTTCTTAGGATCTCCAACCACAGATGGTACTGGAAGTGGAAATCCTTTTGATATTAATTTAGAAAAAACTAAGTTAGAAAAACTTGTAAAACAGACAGAACACTATGAAAGAATATTAGAAGTAGGATTTGAACAGGCAGAATTAGAAAAACAAATTGCAGAATTTAAAGAATCTGCTTCAGAGGCAGAGTTAGAAAAAATAGAAAATGGAGAAATAAATATAAAACAACTAATTGCAGAGAATCAAGAAGCAGAACAACTTGTTAAAAATGCAGAATTGGTGCGAGATGCTTTTAGAGATTTGACAACAAATATAGCTACAGACCTAGCTGATGGAATACAAGGATTAATTCGTGGAACGTCTACTTTAAATGACGTTATGAGAAATGTATTAGATAAAATGATAGATGCTGCATTTAATATGGCTTTCTTTGGTAATGCAGGAGGAACATTAAGTAAGGGTTTAGGGTTATTTGGTAATTTATTTGGGGGGTTTTTATCTACAGGAGGAAGGGCAAAAGGCGGTAAATCTTATATTGTCGGAGAAAGAGGTCCAGAATTATTTACTCCAGGTGTAAGTGGCATGGTATCTCCTAATAATGCTTTAGGTGGTTCAACTAATGTAGTAGTGAATGTAGATGCTTCTGGATCTAACGTACAAGGAGATGAAGAACAGGGAAGAGAACTTGGTCGTCTTATCTCAGTTGCGGTACAATCGGAAATATTACAACAAAAAAGACCAGGAGGATTACTTGCATAATGGCTACGTTTCCTTCAATAAAACCTAAATATGGTCAGCAAAAAAGGTCTGCACCAAAAACTAGAACAGTTCGTTTTGCTGACGGATATGAACATAGACTTTTATTTGGTTTAGCTCAACATCAAAATCCTAAAATATTTAGCTTAACTTTTGAAGTATCAGAAACAGATGCAGATACAATAGAAACTTTTTTAGATGCTAGAGCAAATGATAGTGAGAGTTTCACATTTACTCCTCCAGGAGAAAGTTCATCTTCTGAATTTGTTTGTGAGTCATGGAGTAAATCAATACCTTATAACAACAGAGCTACAATTCAAACTACATTTAGAGAAGTATTTGAACCAACATAATGTCAATAAATTCAGCAGTATTTAGTAATTTACAATCAATAAATCCGTCAGCGATTATTGAATTATTTGCTCTTCAATTATCAACAGAATTACATGGTGCAAATACGATTTACAGATTTCATGGTGGAAGTAATCTAAATGCAAATGGACAAATTGTTTGGGCTGGTAATTCTTATTTAAGATTTCCTATACAAGCATCAGGTTTTGCTTTTCAGAAAGGGCAGTTGCCAAGACCAAAAATAACTATAAGTAATGCTACAGGACTAATTTCAGCTATACTTTTATCCGTAAATGAAACTACAACAGGTAATGATCTAACAGGAGCTACAGTAACAAGAATAAGAACATTAGCTAAATTTATTGACGCTGTTAATTTTGCTGATGGAACAAATGCAACTGCCGATCCGACTGCTGAGTTTCCTCAAGAAGTTTACGCAATAGATCGTAAGTCAACAGAAACTAGAGAAATTGTTGAATTTGAACTTGCTGCTCCTACGGATTTAGCAGGAGTTAGAATACCCAAGCGTCAGTGCACTAGGTCGATATTCCCCTCTATTGGTACGTTTGTTCAATGACTTGGAAATATAAAGCACTTCTTCACGCACAACGAGAAGATCCTAAAGAATCTTGTGGTTTGTTATTAAATATAAAAGGCAAAGAGAGATATTTTCCTTGTCGTAATCTTTCAATGACAGAACATCAATGTTTTATTATTGATCCAGAAGATTATGTTAAAGCTGATAATACAGGAGATATTGTAGGAGTGGTTCACAGTCACCCTATAACTCCTCCTACTCCTAGCCAAGCAGATAGAATTAGCTGTGAAGATAGCAAACTTCCGTGGTATATTGTTAATCCAAAAACAGAACAGTGGGCATATTTAGAACCATGTGGATATAAACCACCTTTATTGGGTCGCCAGTGGGTATGGGGTATAACAGACTGTTGGAGTTTAGTAAGAGATTGGTATAAAGAAGAAAAGAATATAGAACTTAGAGATTGGGATAGACCTACAACACTGGAAGAATTTAATAAAAGACCTTTGTTTGAAGCCTGTGCTTGGAGAACTAATTTTAGAGAACTCAGACCTAGTGAAAAATTAGAAGATGGAGATGTTTTACTTATGAGTATTTTGTGTCCAACCTTAAATCATGTAGCATTATTTTTTGAAGGAGATGTTATTCATCATTTAACCGATAGACTATCTTGTAGAGAGCCTTACTCTGAATGGCTGTTAAAATGTACTGGAAAGAGGTATCGCTATGCTTCGTAAAGTAAAACTGTATGGAGAGTTAGCCAGATTTATCGGACATAAAGAGTTCGAGGTAAAAGCTGAAACAGTAGGTAAAGCTGTAAGTTTTTTAGTACATAATTTTCCTGGTATAGAGGCTTACATGAGTCCTAAATATTACCAAGTAAAAGTCGGTAATTATGATATAGATAAAAGTGAAATAGACTACCCCGTTGGTAAAGAAGATATACATTTTATACCTGTAATAAGTGGTGCAGGGAGAGGTCTAGGCAAAGTATTGTTAGGAGCAGCTTTAATAGCTGGTGCTTTTTTATTACCCGTAACTGTTCCTTATGCTCCATTAAGTTTTGGTTTAGGTGGATTTACGGGAGGTACACTTTTTGCATCAACTTTAGCAAACATCGGATTAGCTCTAACTTTAGTCGGAGTAAGTGAAATGCTAACTCCATTACCAGAACCACAAAAATTTAGCTCAGAAGAAGATCCACAATTATCATTTAACTTTAGTGGAGTGCAAAATACATCAAGGGCTGGCACTCCCGTTCCAATAGTTTATGGTGAAATAATTACAGGAAGTGTTGTAATAAGTGCAGCGATTGACACTAATCAGGTAGACGTATGACAGACGAAACTAAACTCATTAAAGGTGCTGGTGGTGGACCTCCATCTCCCCCTCCTCCTCCATATCGTGCTCCTGATACTTTACATAGTAGAAGTTTTGCTACTATTCAAGATCTAATATCTGAAGGAGAAATTGAAGGTTTTTCTACAGCTTCTAAAGAAGGTCTTACAAAAGGAACAACAGCATATAATAACGCTAGTTTGAAAGATATATTTCTTGATGACACTCCAATATTAAATGCTACTGCTAATAGCGGTAATCCAGCCGATACTGATTTTAATTTTCAAGACGTTACATTTCAATCTAAATTTGGAACGTCAAACCAGACTGCAATGACAGGTATGCCTGCTGAGAGCAGATCACCTACTGCTGTTGGAGTTACTGTAACTACTTCTGCTCCTGTTACCAGACAGATAACAAATACAGATGTTGATGTTGTAATTGTTACTTTGACTTGGCCTCAAATACAGGTAGCTGAAGATGATGGAGATTTAAGAGGAGATACTGTTGCGTACAAGATACAAATTCAACATGATTCTGGTGGTTTTGTAGATAGAGTGAGTTCTTCTGTTAGCGGTAGAACTGCTGATGCCTACGCTAGAGATCATAGAATTGGATTGGAAAGTAGTTTCACAACAGTAGATATAAGAGTTGTTCGTGTAACAGCAGATAGTACAAGTTCATCAAGAGTAAATGCTTTTCAGTTTACAAGTTTTCAAGAAGTTATCGGTAATACTTCTACTTATCCTAATAGTGCTTATACTTCTCTTCGTTTAGATAGTAAACAATTTAATCGTATTCCCACCAGAAAATATCGTATTAGAGGAATTAAAGTAAGAATACCAGGAGCTGGTGCTTCATCTTCTGGCACACCAACTGTTGATATTGGAACTGGTCGTATTGTATATCCTGATGGCTATATTTTTAATGGTGTAATGGGTGCTGCTGTATGGACCTCGTGTCCTTCAATGATACTTCTTGACTTACTCACAAACAGCAGATATGGGTTAGGAGATCATGTAACGGAAAGTAGTCTTGACTTATTTAGTTTTGTAGCTGCTAGTAAACACGCAAATGAGTTGGTTTCTGACTTATCTGGAGGACAAGAAGCTAGATTTAGTTGCAATGTAAATATTCAAAGTCCTAAAGAAGCGTTTGCAGCCATAAATGATTTGGCTGGTGCAATGAGATGTATGCCGATATGGTCTGCTGGTTCTATAACCATATCTCAAGATAAAAAAACATCAGCGAGTTATCTATTTAATTTAGCCAATGTTGGAGAAGGAGGTTTTGCTTACTCAGGAAGTAGTTTAAAAACCAGACATAGTGTTGTCTCTGTTAGTTACTTCAACATGGATTCAAAAGAAGTGGATTTTGAAGTAGTAGAAGATGCAACAGCAATATCAAAACTAGGAACAATAGTAAAACAGGTAAAGGCATTTGCCTGTACTTCTCGTGGTCAAGCTGCGAGATTGGGCCGTGCAATCCTCTTCGCTGAACAAAACGAATCTGAAACAGTTACATTTTCAACTTCAATAGATGCAGGAATTGTAGTAAGACCTGGTTCTGTGATTGAGATAAACGATCCAGTAAGAGCAGGAGCTAGAAGAGGTGGTCGAGTTGTTGCTGCTACTACAACGACTATAACTATTGATGCTTTAAGTGATACTACATTGTCAGGTCTAGATACTTCATTCACTATTTCTGTAATTTTACCTGATGGCACAGTTGAAACAGGTTCTATTTCTAATGTTGTTGGTGCTGTATTTACAGTTGATGAAGTTACTAAAGCTGACGGAACAAGACAATCTGCTTTTAGTTCTGCACCAAATGTAAATTCACCTTATTTATTATCCAGCACAGGTTTACAAACTCAATTATTTAGAGTCATACAGGTTGAAGAACAAGATGACATTAATTATGTAATCACAGCTTTGTCTTATGTAGAAGGCAAATATGCGTTTATTGAAAATGGAGATCCATTACCTACAAGAACAATATCATTATTAAATGCACCAGCATCTCCTCCAAGCAACCTGACTGTTAGCGAAAAGATAGTAACCCTTAATAATATGGCTAGAAGTAAACTAATTGTGGATTGGCAGCCTGTAACTGGTGTTACACAGTATTTAGTAAATTATAAATTTGAAGATACAAACTTTATTTCTCAAGTCGTATTTAGTAGTGATTTTGAAATTTTAGATAGCAAACGAGGAAGCTATACGATTGAAGTTTATTCCTATAATGCTGCTCTAAATATATCTCCTAATTCTACTGAAACAGTTTTTGTAGCACAGGGTAAAACTGCTGTGCCAGAAAATGTACAGAATCTTACTATCGAATCAATAAACGATCAATTTGTGAGACTAAGGTTCACGCAAGCTACTGCTGTAGATGTTCTTCATGGAGGTCGAGTTTATATAAGGCATACAAATTTAACTGGTGGTTCTGCTACTTTCCAAGCTGCACAGGACATTATTGAAGCTGTGCCTGGCAACTCTACCGAAGCAATCTGTCCAGCACTTCCAGGAACTTATCTCGTCAAGTTTCAAGATGACGGCTTACGTTTCAGCACTACAGAAGCCAAAGTTTCTATAACATTACCAGAAATATTAGATTCTATAACTGTAAAAACTGACAGAGAAGATACAGACAGCACACCTTTTAATGGAACAAAAAGTAATGTTACGTTTGACTCTTCTCTTGGTGGATTAAAACTTACAGATCCTAGTTCAAATGCTACTGGTACTTATGATTTTGTAGAGACTCTTGATTTAGGTGCAACATTTTCACTTACTTTGAAAAGACATTTTCAAGGTGCTGGTTTCTATGTTGGAGATCAGTTTGATAATAGAACAGATAATATAGATACTTGGACAGACTTTGATGGAACTATTGCTAATGATGCAAACGCTGTCTTAGCCGTGCGAACCACTACCGACAATCCAAGCAGTTCACCTACTTATGGTTCATTTAACACTATGGCAAACGGAATATTTAAAGGTAGAGGATTTCAATTTAGAGCTACTTTGGAAACTGCTGACGTTGCTCAGAATATGAATCTACAGCAATTAGGATATACCGCAACTTTACCATCAAGAACTGAACAATCTGCTGTTATTGCATCTGGAGCAGGAGCAAAAGCAGTTACATTTACAGCACCATTTTTTGTTGGAACGTCTGCACTAGGTAATCTAAATAACTTCTTACCTTCTGTTAATATTTCTCCACAAAACATGGCAACAGGAGACTTTTTTGAACTTAGCAGTATATCTGGAACTGGCTTTACAGTTCACTTTAAAAACTCAAGTAATGCTAGTATTGATAGGAACTTTACCTACAGTGCTGTTGGTTTCGGCAAAGGAGGTTAACATGGAGAAAAATAGTATTTAATTGTGGCTGACGTAACAAACTACACTATTGAAAATAACTCAGGTCAAAACGTAAGAATTGATTTGAACGCTGTTTTTGCTGCGATTCAATCTAGTAATTCAAAATCTACTGACTTAACTAGCAGTCAATGTGTTGCTGGTATGCCTTTTCTTAATACAACCTCAAATATTTTAAAGATAAGAAACTCAACTAATAGTGCTTTTACTGAAGTAGGAAATATAAATTCTGCAAATCTTGGCCTACTACCCGTAGCTGGTGGAACGATGACAGGTACATTAACAACAGTTGATGTTACGTTTCAAGGAGATAATTACAATGTTGTATGGGATAAGTCAGATGATGCCCTTGAATTTGCTGATAATGCCAAATTAGTATTTGGAACCTCGTCTGATCTTACAATCAGTCATTCTGGATCTAATTCAGTATTCAATGAAACGGGTACTGGTAATTTACAATTACAACTAGGAGGATCCACTAAGTTTGAAGTTGTATCAGGTGGTGTTTCATTAACAGGTGGAGCAGCTTCAAACATCACAGCTTTATCTGATG